TCTTCTGCCATAGAGTCGCCTGCGATAACTGCGGTGATAAGAGCTACGGAGTCACCCATTGCTGAGTAGTCTTGTGCTAGTTGTTCTGTAGTACGGTCTTCCATTTTATTTATCCTTCTAAGGTTTCAATGCGAGCTAATGCTGCGTCTAGTTGAGTTGAGAGTTCTTGAACTGCTTTGACAAGTACAGGGATTAGTGCTGCTTCTGCAACTTCCTGAGAGCCATCTTCTCTATCGTCCCAAAGTTTAAAGCCGTCTTTAATGCTGTCATCTGCATCAATAGCTGCTTTGATTTCCTGAGCGATAAAGCCGTGTTGAGTTAGCGAGCTTTTAAAGGCTTCGGTTGAGTCAGCTTCATAGGCTCTAAAGGTCTCAGGTAGTTCACCTAAAGTCCTGTACTTGAAGGTTCTGGGCCTAAGTGCATTGATGAAGCTAAGACCTGTTGTAGAGTCTACAATGTCTTTCTTGTAGCGTTCGTCAGATACTGTTGCCCATGTTGCAGTTCCGTGCACGGCTCTTATATCTGAAGTTCCCTCTCCAAGTGTAGTATAACCACCTTCGCCTGAAACATTGTAACCAATAGATATTGCTTTTACAGAATCGATTGCGCTAGTGTGTGCATAAACACCTAGACATGTATTATTTGTTCCAGTAGTTAAAATAGTATCGTTGTTTGCCGAATAAGCACCTATACAAGTATTTCCACCTCCCGTTGTTATTCCGCCTCCAGCACCCAGACCCATAGCTGTACCTAAAGCGCCTGTGGTGTTTGCTTTTAATGAGTCTGTACCTACTGCTGTGTTGTTGTTGGCTGTCGTATTGGATTCTAATGCATCTCTACCTATTGCAACATTAGCTGAACCAGTTGTATTTGTAGTTAATGCTAGTCTGCCAACAGCTACGTTATCATCACCTGTTGTGTTGGCTTCCATTGCAGCTCTGCCTAAAGCTGTATTTGAAGAACCAGTTGTATTTGCTGCTAGTGATGCAACTCCAAAGGCTGCATTATTTGCTGCTGTTGTGCTTGCTGCAAGAGCAAACATACCAACTGCCGTGTTTTCACCGCCTGTGGTGTTTGATAATAAAGACTGAAAGCCCACTGCTGTGTTGTTAGATGCTGTGGTGTTTCCAAATAAGGCTTGTAAACCTAAAGCTACATTACTACTCCCTGTAGTATTACCGTAAAGTGCATATCTACCTGACGCTAGGTTGTTGTTTCCTTCTGTGTTAGAAAGCAAAGTTTGTGCGCCTAGAGCTACGTTACTAAAGCCTGTGGTGTTTGCGGTTAAAGAGTCATAACCCACTGCTGTGTTGTTACTTGCGGTGGTGTTTTTATTAAGTGCGCCTCTGCCCACAGCAGTATTAGATGCTCCTGTAGTAGTATCACCTAAAGCACCCGAACCTACCGCAGTGTTATAACTTGCTGTACTGTTGGCTTGCAACGAACCTTTACCAGTAGCTGTGTTTTCAACGCCTGTGGTGTTTGCGGTTAAAACATTTAAACCCACTCCTACGTTAGAAGAACCTGAAGTGTTTGCGGCTAATGCGCTGTGTCCAACTGCTGTGTTACCGCTTGCGGTTGTAGCAGTAGATAAAGCCGCGTTTCCTATAGCTATGTTAGTCGAACCAGTTGTTATTGCGTAACCTGCATTTACTCCAAAGGCGTGATTGTAACTACCTGTGGTATTTGATTGTAAAGCGCCTTTACCAGTTGCTACGTTCTCTGTGCCTGTGGTGTTTGCGGTTAAAGCAGCTTTACCAACTGCTGTGTTGTTAGATGCTGTGGTGTTTAAGTTTAAAGCAAGAGAGCCTAAAGCAGTATTACCAGCGCCAGTTGTATTTTGCGCCAAAGCCGCCTTACCAACTGCGGTGTTGTTATCTGCGGTAGTGTTGTTTTCCAACGCAGTTCTACCGACCGCAGTATTGTCAGCCCCTGTAGTGTTTGCGGTTAAAGAATTATAACCAACCGCTGTGTTGTAAGAAGCAGTAGTATTTGCGTCTAAAGCCCTAGAACCTATTGCAGTATTTTGTGTGCCAGTCGTAATGTTAGCTCCTGCGGCTCTTCCCAACCCTGTGTTATCTGCCCCTGTGGTTGTATTAACTAATGCAGATACTCCCACAGCGGTGTTATCAGACGCAGTTGTAAGCGTTTTTAGAGCTTGCATACCTACGGCAACATTATATGATCCTGTGGTAAGTGCGCTAAGAGATAAGTAGCCAACAGAAGTGTTAGCACCACCAGTAGTAATCGCATCACCTGCAAGACCACCAATGAGGGTGTTTTGAGTGCCTGTGGTTACTGCTGTTCCTGAGTTATAACCTACGGCAGTGTTGTAAACATCAACATCACCACTTTGAGACTGTGTTGATAAAGCACCCATACCAATAGCAGTGCTATAGTTACCTGCAACTTCTGCATCAAGTGCTGTAGAGCCTATTGCAGTGTTTTTTATACCTGTCGTAAGGGCAACTGCCGCGTTCATACCTACCGCAGTATTATAATCACCAGTAGTAATCGCAGTACCTGCTTCATCGCCTACGACAGTATTATAATTACCACCGCTTGTGATGCTGTTACCTGCGTTGACACCTAGTCTTAGGTTGCTTGTTCCTGCTGTGGTGGACGAGTAGTCTCCTGTTACTGCTATACCTGTCTGGCTTATTAGAACATTAGTGGGTGAGCCATCATCGTCACGAAAGGTAACACTGTCGCTATCTACAAACAGTGTTCCCGTTGTGTTGGTTAAGTGGCTGTAGCCAGAGTTGTGATGCTTCAGTGAAAGCTCGTCACTATCACCTAAAGTTAATACATCATCATCACCTAATGCTATGCCGCCGTTGGCTGTGATTTCGCCAGAGGCAGTCAGCGTAGTAAACGCGCCTGTGGATGCAGTAGATGCGCCAATGGCTGTGCCGTCAATCGTTCCCGAGTTGATGTCAATCCCAGTAACAGGGGTCGTACCATCGAGGAGATTATCAATCTCATCTAGGTTGGTGTTTATTTTGGTTCCCCAAGTATCTTCTGAAGCGCCGACTTCTGGCTTGGTCAGACCATAGGTGGTTGTAGTTGTATCAGCCATTTAAGCGGCCTCCCATAAAGTTGTATATTCAGCCACATCGGCCCATTCGTTAGCAGCACTTGCTACGTCTGCATAAGTTGCGTCATCTCCAGGGCTGTCTGTCCATAGGATAGACCCTGAAATATTTAATAATGCCGACGACGACATAACAGTCACGCCACCAGCCGTAATATTGCCAGACATAACCGCCTGGCTTGTTGCTGCAATCGCCGACTCGGCAACTACTATCGTAACAGCATTTGCTGTTGCAGAGGACGCAGCACTTACTGCCGATATGCCTTGCTGTATCCTGGCGCCTGCAGATGCCACAGAAGAGGTCGCCGATATAGATAGCTCGCCTCCCCGTATCGCAATGCCTGCACCTGTAGTAGATGATGCAGCCGCAATAGCTGACCCAGTCTGCAATATAACCTGCGGATCTGCCTGCGCTGCAGATGTTACTGCAATCGCAGAAGAATCTTCTCGTACAGCCTGGCCTGAGATAGACGTAGATGCCGCTGCCGATATAGCGCAGCTAGCCTCTTTTACAAACCCAGCAGTAGCCGATACAGCAGACGTGGCTGCTATTACAGACGCGCCATCCTCTAGGTTAGCAGTCGAGTATGCAGCCTGCCCGTATTTATATACGCCATAGAGCATATTAGTCTAGCGTGATATCCAGGTCGCCAGCAGGGATGCGGAACACGTCACCAGTAGCAATTGTCTTGCTTGCAGTCAATGCGCCATAGGCTAGCAGGTTGCCGCTTGTGGCTGCGTCGAATACGCCGACGTGAGTAATAGTGCCCCAGTCGCCTGTAGCTGTTGCCCACTCTTCTGCAGATGTGTTGCTGGCAGTGTTGCCAGATACAGTAAATGCTGTGGCCTGGCGAGCATAGCCGCTGCCTGACAGCTCTGTACCGCCACCCGTGTCACTAGGCGCTGCAGTGTATAGTCCAGTGTATAAAGTGCCTGGGGCTGTGTAGGCGTTGCCACCAAACACATGGTCCAGGACCTCTGTTTCTAAGAAGTTTGAAAAGCTCATCCGAGTCCTCGTATTTTAGTTGTCAGGCCAACACCAGAATAAGCTGCCTGTTCAGAAGTTAAGTTTAGTTTGTCTACCGCCTCACCATACAGTCGAGCCCACACCTCAGCCCGGCCATCTTCAGCCAGGTATGGTGCAGAGTTAAGCAGTGAGCCGTACAGGTAGATGTCTGGATATGATGTCAGCAGCCAGTTTGTCGTCGCGCTGTCGCTGAGGGAAGGTATCTGCTGGATGTATAGCAACTCAGCAGCATATGATCCGTCAGGGGTAGGGAATACCTCAAACTGGCCCTCAGAGTGTGCATAGTATCTTGGCTTGCCTGCTACGTTCTCTGCGCCCTGGCGCTTGTCAGCCATTGCCTGAGTGCTTAACAGGTCCATCGCAGAGGTTTTCTGGCCGGTCAAATGCAGGCGTATAGTCTCAACCCAGTCGCCTGGCTTTGTTAGGTACTGGCCGTCAATTGTAGTCGATGCCCTGTTCTCCATCTGCCAGTGACGGATGTCTCTGTTCATCCTGGCCTCGCCCAACGCAATAAATGTCGGGATCACAGAAGTCAGGTCAGACCTGTTCAAAAAGTCTGCCATTGACGACTGCAGCTCGCTGTATGTGCTTATTGCCATTATGGCCTCCAGTTATTGGGCCGATTATACCATTAAATGGGGCTTAATAACCCGCCAATCAATCTAGCCTGGTCCCTGGCCCTTTGATCCCTCTCATCCACAAAGCTGTAGTCTAGAAGTCCGCCCAGGCGATCACGCAAGGGGGTGCGCTTTGGCATGGTCATGGTGGATATGGCTGTAGGAAGCTGAGACACAAAGTCTACCGTATCGACAGCGCCTTCAAGGACTCCTATTCCTATCTCGCCAATTGTCGGCAGCATCTGTGAGCGGCGGTATGCAGCTAGCTCTGGGGATACCTGGCCAAATGCAACAGACCCCATGTCGCGCAACCTGGCGTCCTCACGCATCAGGGTGTCAAACTTCTGAGCTTCTGCCGCTTGGGCTCTTTGGTTAATCTGAGCGTACTCGTTAACCATGTCGCCAAATGATTGCTCCTGCACTACAGGGGCTTCGCGGTATTCTCTGGGTTCTGCGGTTTCTGCTGCGGTCAGTAATCCAGCCGCAGGCACAGCATATGC